TCAAAGACTTGATTCTCTGCCCGATCTAAATCGCTTGAATCAAACTGGCAAACCATACATGAAGGGTACTCATTCTTATCAACAATTATGTGGTACACATCATTGATTGGAATTTGCATCGATCTAAGGCAGAATCGATATAAAGCCATCTGCCTTAAGTATCCATTAAATACACATTCTTTGGCCCAGTCCATTGGATCATAAGAACCAACTGTTTTTAGATCGACCAAGAAACTCTTTTCAACGCAATACATATCTGGGATAAATTTGATTTGCAATGGTTGCCCATCAAATTCAATAGTGGTTAAAATCTCTTGCTCACGAACAACACCAGAACAATTGAAGTACTGCGAAGCAGAATTTTCTGCAATCGCAGCAATCATTTTATTCGCTTGCTCGACATCATCATGGGTAATGATTTCAACACCATCTGCTAAAGATGTTTTGAAGTTATCCCAAGTCTCTTTGCCAACCTTAGTTCGCTTATCACAGACTGGGGCAACGGAAAATCGTTCCGCAACTTTATCTGGTTCCAGCAACATTGCATGAACTAAGGAACCTAAAATCATAGCTGGTGAAGGATCACGCTGAACAACCTTGTCTATATAAGTTTTCTTATACAGAACAGGTGATTTTCTAAACAATTCGAGGCGGGAGTGAGACACATATTCAATTGGATACATTAAACACCTTCTTCTTTCTGTTGTAAATTACACCTACTCAAAACAAACTTGCAATAAGAACTAGCGATAGCATATCTCAAAACCCTAGATGCTTCTTTTTCGCTAATTAACAATTCTATTTTTTCAAAAACAGATTGATAAAATGAAAAGGAAACATCTTGTTTAACATAGTTTTTTGAAAATTGACCTTCTATTTTAGAAAAATATAAATCAACTGAATCACTTATCATTTGATAAATATGACCTTTGCGAAAATCAAACGTTTTTTCAAATTGATCTTTCCAAATTTCACTTTGCTTTCTAAATAACATCAGGATTTCTCCTTAAAAAATTTCTCAAGGATATCTAAGACCTGACCATTCATAGTTCTATTCTGGGATAAAGCCAGAAAATTCAACTGTTCTTTTAGATCCGAATTAGGTCGAAAAACTACTGTGAGTTTTTGACGATCCTTTTTAGACCCGTGTTTTTTTGGCATTTTCCTTCTCCTTTAATAAAGATGCTTGATAAGCATCCCATTCAGAATCGTACTTCCAAGGCTTTTCAAAATAGTAAATCAAATTGCCAATACCACCAGCACCATCCCATTGACCCTCTTGTTTTAGCCATCTGGCCAAACCAAGAATATTGTCTCTATCGAAATACCACATAACTCACCCCTTTCAAAAGGTAAAAGTAACAACATAATAAGTATACCATAAATGTTATTAATTACCATAGATTCTTTTATTTTCTTTTATTTTCTGTTTTTTTCTGTTTTGGGTTTGACTTTTAATTTAACGGATCGTAGGATAGACGATGTGGTGGGAGTGGAACTGAGTTTGGAGTTGGCACGATGCCTAGAAAACAAAGACATAAACTTCTCTCTTATGACGAAGCTGCAAGCTTCTGTCCACATCCCCCTGGAAGCACAGAAAAAATAATTGTTTTGGAAGCTAGGCTTTATTACGGAATTGATCTGTATCACTCAGGTGATAATACGATACCAATAATTCCAAGAGATAAAAAACACGCTTCCAAAACAGAACCACAATCTTATCCAGATGCGGAGATACATCTGGATGATGATGATGACTAGCGGTGGTCATATGGGTTGACTCGTTGTTGACCTTAAAAAGACACTAGTTTTTACCGAGGCTAGCACACGCACCGCTAGTTGTTTTTTTACTTTTTTTAGAAAGGGGAGTGTCATGGAAGATGAAATTACCATGATTGATCGAGAGTTGATGAAGATAGTTGCTCCGAGTTTTTCGCCACCATGCAGTCTTAATGACGATGTGTCTGTGGAACCGCTAACCATAAAAGGTATTGTTAATGCTGACGAAGAGTTAATGAAGTGGCTTTTGTTTAATGGGATATCTACCCATGCTATTGGGCAAAACAAAATGATGTCTATCACCAGCATAGATGACATCACTTCTGGCAGAGGATCGTATTCTGACACGATCATAAAAGTGAGAATGAAAATGGGCGATCTAAACACAGTTGTCTCTATTGAATTATCAAATGAGCAGCTTGAAGAAATTGTAAGGATTGGGCTTCGCACCCAGTTTGGCCCAAATGTCGAATCGGTTAAAGTGATATCGTTGTATCACGGACTCAAAAAGTACGAGTTGGAAGTTACTTTCAAAGGAAGGGGTTAACATGAAAATTGGGAAGCCTGTTGGTTTTGGCCAGCTTAACAAACCGAAAGCAGTTGTTTTCGGGGCTGAAGGTTCTGGGAAATCTACTATGGGATCGAAGCTTACAAAAGCTTTGTTTCTTGATGTAGAGGGTGGTATCTCAGGCATAGACATTGATTGCGTGGCAATCAAAACATGGGCAGAATTTGTAGCAACCATCAAAGAGATAGTTACATCTACAGAGTTTGCCTATGAAAACATTGTCATTGATTCTCTTACTGCTCTGGAAAGATTGCTTCATCAGCACATCTGCCAGACGAGTGGAGCATCATCAATTGTGCTAGCCTGTGGCGGGTATGGTAAAGGTTTAGTAGAGTCTGTTACTCAGATGTCTCTGCTTATTAACTCGCTTAATGCTAAGAAGGATCTTGGTGTTTACTTTTTGTGTCATTCAACTGTAAAGTCTGTGAATGATCCAACCAGAGGTGAATACGCAAGTTTCGGTGTGAGGGCAGACAAGGCAATGTCCGAATGGGTTACTTCTTGGGCTGATTTGATTGGGTTCATCGAAATTGACCTTATGGTTGGTGACGATGGCAAGCCAATTATTAAAAAGGATGGTAATGAGGTTCGCAGAACCATTACTGTTACTCCAAGGGGTGGACTGACTGCGAAATCAAGGATTCCAGGCGTAACTGGAACCATGACTGTCGATAGTTTTGTTACTAAGATCAATGAAATTTTTAAGAAAGGGAAGTAGTTATGAGCTTATCAGATGACTTTGAAATCTTTGGACAAGATGAAGCGAAGGAACTTCAGAAGTCCGATATTCTTCCAGCGGGAGAATATCCAGTCACGATTACCAGAGCGGAAGTCCGCACTAAGGATGACAAGAAATGGTTGTCTTTAGGTTGTCAGATCGATGCTCCACATGATATGCAGGGGAGGTTTAAAACCTTTACCTTGTATATCAAGGATGGTCATCCTAACCCACAGGTTTGCAATATTCACGCAAAACTCAGGCAGAGTCTTGATGCTGCCTTGGGCCTTGATCGGATGACCCTGACCAACATCATTGGCCAGTCCTGTGTAGTTAAAATCAAGAATAGCGAAAAGAATGGTGCTACATATGAAAATGTAGAAAAATTCTTGAAAGCTATCTAATCTTTGCTCATGCTGTGCTTGGAAGCAACCGATAAGAAAGGTAAGGAGGTGCAGCATGAGTAAAATTTTAATTTTGCTAGTGTGTTTTTTGGTTGGATGCCAAGGAACAAAAAATTCGATTGAAACAGGATTGTCAACACAGTTGATGTCTGACAGTCCTGTGATCGAAAAGATGGATGTAAGTTTAAAATTTAAAAGGGAGTGGTAGACATGGAAGTTATTGCTAACATTTTTGAATTAAGGGCAGCGGTTACAAATGCTTTTGGTGAAAAAAGTTTTATTGAAACTCTGGAACGCAGGGGAATGTATCGCTCACGAATTGCTAGCGTTGTAGACACAGATTGGTCTACTGAAGATGGTCAACTAATAGCACATCATTGGACAGTCGATCCAGAACCTATTGTTGAAAAATTTAATTTCCCGCCCAGTTGGTCAAACAAGGAATCTTGGAAAAACACCTTTGAGTCTGATTACCCTGAGTGTTTAGAAGATGCTCTTGATATAGCTCTTTGGACTCCTAGAACACCATCACGATTAATTATCGAAGATGACAATGGTATTCGGGTTCTTAAATCAATTGAGACAGATCCTGTTCAGCGGGTGGAAGAACGAAAAATCAAACCTGTCAGCTTCCCGATTAAGAGGAAGAAATTTGTAGACAATTCCCCAACTCTATTTGGAGCTTAACATGAGTGACGAACCTTTATTTGATCCAGAAGAAACCAAACCGATTCCCGCTGGAACTTACTCTGCTCGCATCATGCGAGCGGAGATTAAGACATCCAGAGCGGGAAACAAATACCTTGCTTGCGATATGCAGATATTGCAAGGATCACAGCAGGGCAGAGCATTAGATGCAAACTTTCACATCTTTTCAACTGACACGAAGTTTCGAGCAGACTCAAGAAGGAAGCTAGCTCGACTAGCTTCTTCATGCGGTATCACTACTGTAATGAAACCCGAAGAACTGGTAGACAAACCTTTCTTAGTCGAAATAGGCGAAACCACAGATAACTATGGGGCAACGAATTTGATTCTTGGATACTCCAAGCTAGGGAGAGCGTGATGAATGATTTTGAAGAAAGAATTGCATCAATAAGGGAAATCCCTTTATCACACATACAGTCTATTTTAAAAATAGATATTGATAGCCCATCAGGATTAATTTGGTTGCAAAGAAAAAATAAAACAATTAAACAGAACTCTTTATACGCTAATAAATATGCTGGTTGTAAAGATACAAATCACGATGGATATAAAAAATGGTCTTTGACAATTAGTTATTTAGGAAAATCAAAAACATTTATGGCCAGCAGAATTGTTTTTCTTTTACACAACGGATACCTTACAAAAGGGAAAGAAGTTGATCACATTGATGGAAATTCATTAAACAACAATCCAATTAATTTAAGAGAAACAAATAGAAGTCAAAATTGCTATAACAGCAAAATTAGCAAAAAAAATACTTCTGGTTGCAAAGGTGTTTATTGGAGTAAAATAAGAAAAAAATGGAATGTAAGAATAAATGTAAGTGGAAAAGCAAATTGGTTTGGAGAATATGAAAATAAAGAAGATGCAATCAGAATTGCTATAGAAACCAGAAAAAAACTTCATGGCGAATTTGGAAGGAAAGTATAATGTTAAGAAAATACCAACAAGATGCTGTAGATTCTCTGTTCCAGTTTCAGAATGATCGCCCTGGTCATTCATCAGTAATAGTGATTCCAACTGGTGGCGGTAAAACTAGAGTTATGGCTGAAATAATCAGACGATCATTTGAAGCCAATCCTAATTGCAGGGGAATGATTCTGTCTCATGTAAAAGAATTGCTTGAGCAATCATCCAAAACTTGTACACATTACGCTACCACAACAGGACTCCCTGTTGAGTCAATCGGGGTTTACTCCGCTGCTCTAAAACGCAGAGAAGTAAAACCTTTGACGATTGCAGGGATTCAAAGTGTGTACAGAAAGGGTGCTGACTTTGGTTATCTGGATTTCATTATGATTGATGAGTGTCATCTGATCAGCCAGAACAAGGAAACTATGTATCGCAAGTTTTTGTCTCAGGCAAAGATTTCTAACTCAAGGGTAAAAGTGGTTGGCTTAACTGCAACCCCATATCGACTTCAGAGCGGAATCATCTTTGGACACAAAGAAAAAACTTTTGACAATTGCTGCTACGCAATCGGGGTCAGGGATTTGATTGACGAAGGTTTTCTTTCACCATTAGTAACAATGGGTACAAGTGATTCTCCTGACCTAAAGAATGTCAGAATCAGAGCGGGTGAATACTTCTCAAAGGATCTTGATGCGATTCTAGAAAACGCTGACTTAGTTCAATCCAGCGTTAAAGAAGCAATCGCAAAAACATCTGAAAGGAAATCTGTATTAGTGTTTGCCTCATCGATTAAACACGCTGAAATGATTCTTAATGAATTAAAGAAGCAAGGCCAATCAGCAAACATGATAACAGGCGAAACCCATTCAACGATCAGAGACTTTTTGATCAACGGATTTCGGGCTAACAGTTTTAAATGGCTTGTGAATGTAGCTGTTCTGACAACAGGTTTTGATGCCCCTGGGATTGATTGCGTTGTGGTAATGAGGCCAACAATGTCAAAGGGTCTTTGGTATCAGATGGTTGGTAGGGGATTTCGACTTGCTCCAGATAAAGAGAATTGCTTGATCCTTGATTTCGGTGACAATGCTCTCAGGCATGGTTGTATCGATCAGATTGTAGTTGATGCCCAAGGCATAGAACTTCCAGCAGCTAAAGTAAAGCGTTGCCCATCTTGCAATCTAATACACAGGGTTGGCAATATCATTTGTCCTTCATGCGGTTATTTCAAACCAAAAGAAGAAGAATCTTTATTTCCTGAGAAACTTTCTGCAAGCCAAACCAATGGTGAAATATTGGCGGGAAGACAACCAAAGCAATACGAAATTGTTGCTACTGGATATACGATTTATCGTAAAACTCCAGCATCCGATCCCTGCATACTCGAAACACACGAAACGCTCGAAGGTAAGTTAATTCGATGCTATCATTCTCTTAAGCATGGATTGGAATTTATAGTTTGGAAATGGCTTAAGTCTGTTGGTGCAAAAGGTTTACCAGATAAGCATTGGAATATGAATAAAGAAGGCTTGCAATCCCAAGAATGGTTAGATACTATTCCCAAACCAACTGCTATAAAAGCACACTTGAACGAAAAGGGGTACTATCAAATCGATAGTTACACCTTTCAGAGCAATCGAGTAATAAGCGGGGAGATGGCGAAAGGGTGAAACCACCTCCCCTGTGCTGGGAGGAAGCAGACCCAGCACCATTATCTTAACCAATTTAACCATAAAATCAAAGGAATAGGTGTGCCTTGGAAGAAATTAAAAAACAGGCTTTGCGAGTTCGTAAACAAGGGTTATCAGTCTTCTCTACTAAGGTCGATAAAACACCAGTAATTAAGCGAACTAACCGCATAGTTGAGCTAAGAGCTAACCCGCTGTCAGACCTTGAAATTGAGATAGATTTTAGCCATGCAAATGTAGCAGGGATCGCCATCAACTGTGGCCCAGTTGTGGGTAAAAATAAGGACTTGGAATGCCTTGATATCGACTGTCCAAAGGTAGCACTTGACTTCCTTCCTGACTTGGAAGCATCAAGCAAGGAACTACACGATAAACTTTGTGGATGCGTGGAAACCACTCCATCTGAAGGTTTACACATTTTCTACTATTTGCCATTAGGTAAATCAAAATGCCGTGAATTGGCGGTAATGTCTACAGACAATGGTAAGAAGTGGTTAGCCGAAGCAAAGGCTAAAGGATCGACTAAAAAAATCGCTCCACCATTGATTGAAACAAGGGGTGCGGGTGGATATGTAGTTGGATTCTATTCTCAGGCAGTCTCAAAAATTGATGGATTAGTTAAGCCATATAAAATGATTCATGGAGATGTGGCAACCATTCCAACCCTAACTGCGGATGAGCATGAATTTCTGATGTCATTTGCCCAATCTTATGACCAAAAGGCAGCAAAGAGATTCATCGAGTTAAATAAAGAACCTTACCAATACAAAGAAATAGGAAAGAAGACTGCCCTTGATCAATGGAGAGCGGAAACTTCATGGCCAGAAATTCTTCCAGATTCTTACCGAGTGGTTGAAGTTAGGCATGACTACTTTTTAGTTTGGCATCCCGATTCGTCAGGCAGAGAACCCAACGCAATTGCAGGGTGCAAAAATGGCGGGATGGATAGATACTGGAATTTCAGCCCATTAGACTGGAGATTGAGTCCAAACATCCCGCTAACTAAAGATTATGTTTACTGCATGAGTAGAGGGTGGCAGCCTGGAAGTAGAGAATGGAAAACATTTTACGCACAGGTTTTTGCTAAGTATTCAATAGATAAAATTGAAGATGAACCTGTGAATGAATCAAGGTGGGATTTCCTTGAAACAACAAAGTCAGGTAAAGTTAAACAAATTAGAACTGTAGACATTGTGCCTGACGATGCTATTTCATTTCCTGGTTGGATTGACACTTATATTGACTACTGTATGAGAAACGCACTATACCCAGAGAAGCGAATTGCTGCTGCATCTGCACTAGGTATGTTCTCCGCTTTAGTGGGAAGATGCATCATGGGGCCGAATGAACTTAAGCTTAATCTATACATCGTTGTGCTTGGCTTGACAGCTTCGGGAAAAGATTTTCCACGAAAATTGAACGCTAGAATTTGTATGGAAATTGATAACGCAAGCTTGTTGATGACGAAAGTAGGAAGCCGTGAAGGTCTTGAAGAGAAGGTGATTCAAGGGCCAAAGTTTCTCATGGCTGATGAGGGTGCATTTGATCTCGAAAAAGCAAAGTCAGGTGACACAAGGTTCAATGATGTTATGGGTACGATGTTAGAATTATTCACATCAAACTATATTAAGAGGCGAGCTAAAGCGGGTGATGCGGATTCAGAAAACTTTATTCGCTATCCATTCCTTTCAATTATGACTTCATCAACTCCCGAAGAATATTTCAAGGCACTATCACCTAAGATGCTTCGGTCAGGTTTTTACAATCGTTTGCTGATTTTACAATCTGCAATCAGAGGTAGGATGAATCTTCGGGGTATGTCTGTATCAGAACCCATACCAGAATATTTGGTAGAAGTTGCTGCAAGACTGATCGCCATGAATGAGAATCTTGTGCCTGGGGTGATCAAGGAATTTATGGCAGATACTAAGCTTGATGCCCTTGGAAACGCTCCGCTCAATCAGATTGAAAAAGATTCAAAGGTTCTTTTGCTTGATGAAGATGCGTTAGAATTCTTTCAAACTCAGGTTTGGGAAAACGATGATTTGTATTCCAAGTATCAGAAGAACAGCGAAGAAGAAAAAGCTTCTTCATGTGCTAGACTTCCTGAGTTGGCTTTAAAAATAGCTTGCCTGTGGGAATTAAGCCAAGACATAAACGCTGACACTATTTCTCTAGCTGGCGTTACTTCTGGATTTAAATTTGTTCGTGAGGTTAACAAAAGGCAGACCGCTAATACAGTCATGGTAAGCGATACAAAGTTCGGTGAAATTACAGATAAGCTTTTAAACATGATTAAGGATTCACTAAACGAAATCGAACCAGATGTGTATGGTGTAAAAATGATTGATGCTAAGAGGCATCTTAGGAAGATCGTACACAGCGGTCAATCGGTTGACGATGCAATCCGATACCTTCAAGATTGCGGTGAAATTTCAATCAGAAAAAGCAGGGATAAAAATGGTGCTGGTTCAATGTACATTGTTATAAATGACCAATCACCTTCTCGATCCCAATCCGAGGAATCGACATCAGAGCTAGGTTAAACGCATCTGCAAGGTCAGGAGAGTGCTTGAGTCTTCGCTTCATCATGTCCTTAGACTCGACCACTCTTCTTCCGTTTGTATCCACAATGTATACTGGTGTGCGTAACTCTTCCATCATTCTTTCACGCATATGAAGTGGAAGATGCCCAATTGAAACTTTGCCTTCCATCGCAAGCTCCGCTGCTTCAAACCAAAGAGCGGATCTCATGTTCGGGAACTCCCGCCACCTTGGGGCTTCACCAGACGAATTAATGCCGTAAAACATATAGTCACCTTTATTATCGACCACACCACCGCCAACACCACCCTCATCAATAAGCACAGGGATTTTGTATTGCGATTGCCTTGGTGTTTCATATTTTTGGCAATACTCTTTAATCTTTTCCGAAAATTCTTTTGTAGACAAACCACGATACTCCTTTGCATCTATGATGCAGCATCCATGCCTAACCACTAAACAGGATCTATCGTCACCGAACCTTGCAGGGTCAGCACCGATTTGAACCACCCAATCTTTATTGAGCGGAATTGGATCAAGGATTTGTTTAAGTGCCAATGCACCCCATACCGAGTTGATCGCCTTACTTGGGTATCTTCCAAGAACTTGAATGTCAAAAAGCGGGTCTTCAACCATGTAGTTTTTATCATTGAAGGTAAAGTACCCTGGCTCAGATTCTTCACCTTCTCTAGCGGATCTACATTCGTTTTTAATGCGGTTCTCTACATACTCATAGTTAATAGCACCTGGAACAAGATCAGCCTTAAAAGCAACATTAGGATGGTCAAGAGCGGATAGGTGAAACACTTTCCAGTCAGGAGAGTTTTCAGCAAAATAGGCGGGTGATGAAGCATCATATGGATTGAAAATACAAAACCATAAACAATTCTCTTTGCTGGCTGAAAGCATCGACTCCGCTCTTTCCCAGAAGGTGGGTTCAATACCAGATGCTTCGTCAAACAAGATGCACAAACCACCAGCGGAATGTCTACCTTGGAAAGCATCAGCCTTCTGAGCGGTTAAACCTTGGATGTAATGCGAGGGATTCTTTTCAAGACGATTAGCCTTGGGCATCCAGTTTGGATCTCTTGGTCTAACCCTGCGTAATTCTTTGAACACACCATCTTTGATCTGCTGGGCAACAGGTGCTGAAATCAAAACTTCTGATGGTGTAAAGTGATCGTGAAACCATGAGGCAATCACAGCACACAAAAAAGTTTTGCCTTGATTGTGTGCGGATCTAACTAGAACTTTTCTTGCACCATTAGCAACGGAATCAAATATTTCCATCTGCTGGGGGGTCAGGGAGATTCCGAGGTATTCGCAATACTCCCCTGGGTTTTTCGGAATCACTATAGTCTTCTGCTTCTCCCGATTCACCCTCTTCACTTCTTGGATTTCCGAAAGTTTCCCCTGCAATATTGGACTCGATAAGACCCTTTGCCATTTCTTTTGCAAGTTGTTTGTTGAGGAGTTTTTGGAGTTCTTGCTCATCATCTCGTTCCTTATTATTGCGTTCAATTATCCATTGCATGGCTCGCCAGTCCTCACTCCCATGTTCATGGATAACCTGTTGCATAGCTATAGTAGCCTGTGCTTTAGCCTTAATCATCTCCTTCTTGTGCCAAGGCTCAAGATCCCTTTTGGAGATTCCAAAAGCTTTCATTGCTAGTTTAAAGTCGATTCCCCTCTGGATATTTTCCAGCATTTCATAGAAGCTATCGGAGTCGATCATGATTTTGGAAACTCCTTCCCCCCTGGGAATTCAACATTTTCGGGTGTTTCTGGGTCGATCAACATTCTCATAAGTTCTAATGTCTCAGAGATATAGATCAAACTTGCTGCTATTGATTGAGATGGCTTCCCTTTTTCATACGCAGCAATGGCTTCTACCATCCAGTCTGCCCCAGCTTTATTTAACATATTGCATCCTTTCAAAAACAAGGTAAAATAGGTAACAGTATTCTAGCAAAAAGCAAGAGGAATTTCGATGGCAGATTTAGTAGGTGCTATAGAAAAACTGAAGAAACTTTTAGAAGACCGATCCAAGCGGGTGGGCAGGGCTACGAATACTAATCCAGCACCTAACCCAGATATTGAAGCAACCAGTAATTCTATCATATACACACCGCCTTCTGCTTGGATGAAATCGCTTGAATACTTCCCTATGGCAAAGGCTCAGTCAGGTTCGGTTGTAATGCGAGCTAGAGGCCCAAATATCGGCTACATCTACCCAAGGGTAGGTAAGGCAACCTTTAACAAATGGGTGGCAAATAACTGGAGGGGTGGCTTTATATACTGGTATGGTTCGCCTAGCTTAAAGGATTATTCAATCATTGCTAGGAAGGCTCGACCATTCAGAAGAGGCGGGTCAGGTAGACTTGGTATAAATGCGGTAAGAAATAGAAAAGTAAGGGGAACCATGTACACAGCTATACCCAAGAACATAAGAGACAGAGGCAGGGCTTCCGCAAGAATTGCCAAGAAAAACAAATGGAGGTTATAATGTACCTAAATCCATACTATCGACACATTCAAGAAATGAAACGATTCTATGTCGAATCCATTACCAAGGAAGATATGGCTATCGTAAAGAGTTGCCTAGTAAGAAAAATTCGGGGTGGAAACATGAAAGCGGTAGAACTGTTTATGAAGTTCACCGAGTGGCAGAAAGAACTGGATGCTGCTAGTGATGCTAGACATGAACTCCAAGCTATCATGGGTTCACCTACGGATGGCTTGATGAAATCGCTTCGCCCTGGGTCGATAGGAATTTCCACAGGTCAGCTTGAAGAAAAGAAGATGCAAGGATGATAAGTGTTCCAGTTGCCGTAAACACACCGTTGTTCCAATGGCAACTGGATCTATTCTGGTTTAACCATCTTGATGTGTACGGAAATGAAGCATACCAAAAAGCATTAGCAATCATAATCAAAAGAAATCATTCTTCATCTCCAACAATCAATCAATTTCCTTGGCATCAAGACATTCCTAATCAACTTTGCGAATCATTCTTTGATTACAATCTGGGAATAAAAGAAGACGGAATACTTCTTCCATTAAACATTCAGATAGGACTAATTCAAACTATATCAAGGTTTAAGGATGATGATGTAATAGAACTGCTTGATTGCGATATGTTCCATTTAAAAAATCACTCAAATCTTTCTGTTGGCAAAAATGAACTGATTGTTAGCGACATATATGAAAAGTGGCATCTCAAAAGTTTATCAGGAAATAAAAGAATTATTGGAAATTATACTGGGAACAAAACGAACTATTATAATGGAGGCTTCGTTCCCATCATCGGAAGAGCAGAAACATTTAAAAAGATCCTTCTGGATTGGATATGGTTTCATAAAGACATAGCGACAAAAGAAGTCGATACAAATATACGGTGGTGGGCTGGTATGTATGCATTGCAAGCAGCTTGCGAATACAATTCCGTAAAGATGAACTCCATGAACATTCTTTATGTACCGGGAATAAACGAGTTAGAAAACTCACACTATATCGTCCATTATTCCGTAGACACTTTGTTTGATAAGAAGAGATTTCCAAATATAGATGTAAGCAAATTTAAAGAAAACATTTACTACGATAAAATAAGAAACTGGCTTGTCTGTTAATTAATTAGATCATATATTAACATTGTCCGAATGGAGCTAGGGCTTGTTTTCACAATTTCCTGAGACTCATCTCAACCGAAGTAGAATTGTGTCAGGTTGAGAGGTTTCATTCGGACATTTTAAAATCTAATCGGGAACATAAATATAAGCGGTAAATTTTGATGATGCTGTTGGATCTTTACCTTCTGGTATATATCCAGCATTAAAACTAAAAACAACGCTTTGATATGCTTTAACGATTACCGATCCACGAACAATACCAGTCTTTCTATTTGCTGATCCTTGTTGGTAACCATTAATCATCATAGATGCCGTTGCACCTCTTTTGTCAGGGTCAATAACCTCATAGTAATAATAAAGTTGCCCATTGCTTCCAGATATAAAATTCATGTAGTTAGTAGGCCCATCACTAAACATAGTTACTTTTAAATTTGATATGCCATAAAGACCGCTTCCAGTATAAGTTCCCGCATAAGAACCTGTTCCTGTTTGGCTCAAAAATGAAATGCCAGCGGGTGGAATTGGTGACGGTGTTGGGGTTGGAGTCGGGGTAGGTGCAGAATTTCCAATTGTGTCTACCATTATTGCTGGAACAGTTTGGTCAGGATCAAAATCAACAAAAAATGTTTCACCAGAAACTAAAGAAACAACCGAGGTGTAATCATAATAACCAATTAATCTGTCGCTAACACTACTGTTGTAAATTATAAGATATCTGAAAGGGCCAAAGAACTCATGCTCTGGGCAATTAAAAGTAAGGTTTTTAAAAAACAAACTGTATACACCTTCTTTTACAGAGTACTTTACTTTTTCTAATGTGTATCCTCCATTTGGATAGGAATAACTCCCAAATGGTTCTACAAAATCGGTGCTGTTCCAATTTGTTTTATTAAGAGGTATAGGTAAATAAACTTGCTCAAGATAATCATATTCGCCAGAGGATAAAGCCATCTTTAAAACATCTGTTTCTAAATTATGCAGATTATTAGAAAAATCTGTTTCAAAACAAGAAAATGGGATTAATGTTGCCATAAACAGTACACCTTATTATTCGCCAGAATAGTCAAAACATTTCCAACATAATTGAACTTTTTCATCATTTCCAGATTGCCTACAAGTTTTGTATATTTTGCATTCGTGAAGAACACTACCACCACAACCACAAGAAGCAACTTTTTCTAAAGCCATTCCAAGGTTAATACAAGGCTTCTGTTTAATTTTATGGATTTTTCTAACCATATCTAAAGCTTTAGCAACTTTTGCATCTTCTTCTAAATCTTCTTTTTTGTGATATTCAATTAAAGGATCTTTTAAATTTTCTTCAAAACCAACAGATTGCACAACTTCTGGAACAGGATTTACTTGGCAGTCCTCTATTACTGATGTAGGAAACTCCATTCCATAAAATTGAAATACTGGATTACCACTAAGAAGGCCAGAGAAGTCTGCTTGCATAATAAAAGGATTTGAATATTTTAAAATAGTAAGTGTTCCAATAACCCAAGGCCCATCTAAATATCTTGCAGCTACGCAAATTGGCCCATCTTTAATTGTTTTTAAAAGAACTCGATATTCATTTACACCACCATATTGAATTTTTTGAGGATTTGAAGATGGAGTTTCATTAGGACATCCAGCAGTAACCATTGATTCATCCATGTCATGTCTAGGACTTTGTGGATTAAGGCGATATCCATCCCAATGAAGACATCTGCAATCATTACTGTTTTCGCATTCAAAAGGATTAACACCTAGTTGAACAACTTTTGGTGTAAAAGATAATCCATCTTTAGGTTTAATTAAACAAACAAGGCATGAATATTGCCTAAGAAAACCACCCCTGTTTGTACTGAGATTGCATTTTTGTCCATAGCTTTCATAAGTTTCAGAACAACCAAAAACATATTTTTCAAGATTTAATGATGCTTTAACATATTTTACTTCACCACCGCAATTTTCTAAATCGAATGAAGTTGCTGCTAATTCAGATTCATAGTATTTGTAAAGTGATTCGCTTGTTGAAACACCAACAGATTTTAAAGTCAAAGATATGCTATTGCATCCAAACCAAGTAAGGTCAGGCATTAATCTTGATGTTGATATTGTTACACTTATTACTGATGGAGATATAGCAACTACAGTTGCATCCATTTTTATTCTATAACCAAAATTTTCACCCCATCCATAATTATGTCCTTGTGCTGTTTCTGTAGTAATTGAACCAACCCATGTATTATTTCTTGGGCTATCTTCATCATAATCTGTTGGGCAACCAACACTAATCATAAACATATTGGGGGTAAATAATCTTGTTCCAATTAAACTTCCATTGCAATCTTCCCTATAAAGATTAAATACAAGTTGACCAGATACAAAAGCTTCTCCAAGATAACAAACTAAAGAACAATTTACATCAAAGTTTTTTGCTTCAACTGCATCTGGATCGCATAAATTATATCCTACTGTAGAAACATGAGTTTTATGTAAATCAACTTTACCATCTATGATATATGCCATTGTTAAGCCCCTACCATTATCTTAAGATTGCTGAGACAGATATTTGAAACTTTCGTTGATGGTTCTTCTTCGCCTAATTGTGATGGTCTTATTTTAAAATTGATTGGCATAGTTACAGCATCACCATAATCTTGTTTAAAATATGTAGTAAAATAATTGGTTGCAGGGTCGTTTTTTGGCAAAAACCTGTCAACTCTATTTTGTAAATACCACCTTAATCTACCTATTCTTGGACTAGGAATATTTTTTCCAGTAAGAAATATATTTGCTTCTAAACCAATAGTTTGCCAACTTGGATTTGTGTAACCGCTAGTTGCTTGTGTTTGTTCAAAAAACACACCTTGAAACTCAGGCAAATCAACTACTGGTAATTTGAAAGCTGTTTCACCATAAAACAAAACAAAAGATAATCCATCAAATTGGCCAAGAAACTTTTCATTAAGATCGTAAACATTTAACGGATCAAGGAAAGGAAGAAAATTTAATTGCATAGTATCAACACTTGATCTATCTACTTTTCCTAGACCACCTTCATAATTTATTTCTGTAAAATATGGTTCTGGAACAATTCTGTTTGAATACATCCATCCAGCGGGTTTTCTTATGGTTTCTGAATCGTCAGGACTGTAGGGATAAACACCAGCGAATTCCATTGGATCTTCTGAAGTTGGGCCAAAGTTATCGCTTAATCTTAAATCCAAAAAGTTGTAAGACAACCTTCCTTTTTTAAGCTTTGATATTGGATTTATTTTATGTTGTGTTAAAGGTATAACAGCAAAATTGTTTTTAAATTTTGGGCCAGAAAAATTTAATTCGCATCTTGGAAAAGCGTTTGGATCTTCGCTACAGTTAAGATATCCCCTATCTGCCCAAGCATCAATTTCAGATTTATTAAAAAAATAATTGTTGAATTCTATTTGGTCTTGAAGTGCATGGCAATTATAAAAACTACCGTGAACAGTTTGATCATATACAATTTCATCGATTCTTGTTTCACCATTTTTCCATTGTGATAATCCAGTTTGCAATGGATTTATACTTGCGTGATCAAATGTCACATAAGCTGTGCAAACAGTCATTGGCAAAAATCTTCTTTGTACCTGTGAGCAAGAACCATTTAATTTTAAACCATATCCATGTTTCAAAATCCTACTCCTGTTAAACTCATTGTCATTTTGCAAAGTCCTGCATACCAATCTACTCTCATAGAAAATCCATCTATATTACAACTTGCAGAAACTACATCATTTCCACCATTAAAAGGACTTCCAACAACAGTTACCTGTTTAGCTTGCAATTCTTCAGAAATGTATTCTGGAACTAATGGATCATCAATACGCAATGAAAAAGGAATTGTATATTCTGGAGTATCCAAAGGAGGATAATAAAATGCTACATCTTCGCAATCTTTTGTGACTCTTGTAAATGTAACTTGTTGCTCACCTCTAGGATACAAATCACAAAAATAATTATTTCCTAAAGGCTCAAGCACTTCCCATGTTCCAGTAAAAGTTTTTGGTAACTTTCCAGGCCATTTACACATCCAAACTTTATAATGACCCGGTGGAGTTTGACCATCTGGATTTGCATGAGGATCATAACAATTAAAATCTTGATCTGGCATTTTTATTACTCCGCTGCGTAAGTTACTCTAAGAACATTTCCAACGCATTGAACATTAGTTACTGCACCAACAGGAGAAGTAGAACCAACAAACTCAAAAATTTCTCTACCATCAGATTTATCAACACCTCTTGATCTAGTAAGATAAACTAAACCATTTCCTGTGTAATTACTTCTGCTAAAAGAAGCATCAACATCGTAAGGAATAGTAACCATTTTTACACAGGTGTGTCTTGTGTCGTAGTTAGCATACAAACCGCCAACTGACCTTACAAAAGTTGATCCATTCCAATTAACTTCATAAAATTCGTGATACCTGTGATAACCAGCAGAAGCGTCATTAATGTCTATAGCAATCCTACCTTTTACAACTGCGTATAAAAAAGGTGTATTACCTTCGTTGCTTATGGTAATACTTCCAGAAGCAGCATCAAAGCCAACATTCATCCCCGAACCTTGTACTGGTTGTATACGCATGAGCTACCTCTAAAAAAACAGGACACAGTTTTAATTGTGTCCTGTGGTTATCTATATATCTTAGCGAAAACTATCGACCACAGCAACTTGATCCACGAAGGCTAAAGCGAAGTTTGCCTCCACGGAAAACCTTTGTATCAGTCTTTACTGTTTCGATCTTAATAGTTTTTTCAACCTTTTTTTCGATCTGTACTGCTGGTGCAGAACATTGACCATTCGCACATGAACTCTTGCGAATAGGCAGATCAATTACCATTCCAACCGCCAACACTAAACTAAACATAATGCTTCCTCCTAAAGAAAAAAAGTAACCAAGCACATTATATCGACCAATCGATAGTTCGTGCAGGGTATCCATCAAAATTCGAGAAAGAAAACACTTCCTCTAAACAGATTCTATCCATATCACTAGCTTTAATCCAGTACGAACCTTTAGGCTCGCCAAAATTTCCTGGGGGTGTTCCATGAGCGTTACCCCAAGAGTTTTGAATTAAAAAGATTAATCCAAAATTTGGATGGGTAGTAAATCCCAAACATGATTGCTGATGCCCCCATGTTTGATTTCTTGATGCTAATTGAATAGCTGGGGTTCCAGATGGCTTAATCTTAATATCGCTAAATCCCCACCAAGACGAAGCAATGGTGACAGGGTATCCATGCGATAAAGCTTGTTTAACCTCGTCACTATTTTTAAGCTTTGAGGTGCTTTGAACTTTGAACTTATTAGCAGAATTAGAAAGATCAACAGGTGGCTTGTCACCATTTGACCAAGCAGTTTCTGCTGATGCCCCAAAAGTCCAAGATCCATCTTGTTCTTTAATGGGTTGTGGGCATCTTTCGTCTAATGGTGGGCATCCGTCTTCATTCAAAGATTCAGCCATAGAACTGCCAAAAGAACCTTCTCCAGTACCATGCATCCCACCCCTAACTCTAGACTGTCCATAATTGTAAAGAATAAATGGAACTCGCCATTCCTCAAATGTCTGTCTCTGAGTAACAATTTCAACAGCTTGAAGCGTGGCCATCATGGCTAAAGCACCATGACCTACACACGAACCTGTTTTTTGATTCCAAGGAAAAAATTCATAGCCAGCAGCTTTATTGACAACCTTATAAAGAAGCGATTCTTTCAGGTCTAAAGGCGGGCCAGCAATTTGGAATGGAACAAGCTTTGCATTAAACTTGTCTTGTAATCCTTGAGGTTGCAAACTTATTGGAAACCAGCCAAATTTATTCGGTAGCATATTTGATACCGGAGGAATTACTGGTGGAATTACTGGAGTTACTGGCTTTTTTTTTCTATCGCCAAATCTTGGTTGGTTTTCCATAGACATTATTAAAACTCCATTATTGCTTGGGTGGTTCTGGTGGTGTTGGAGGAACTACTGGTGCAACTGGTTTTGGAACTATTGGTTTCTTTTTTCTGTCGCCAAATTGTGGTTGGTTTTCCATGCTCATTGCTTTAACTCCTTTGATATTTGATTAAACTCGTTAGTAAGAAGATCCCTAAGTTTCTGATCCAACTTCAATGAGCCATCCTTGGGAAGCTTTTGGTTTAATCTTTTTCCAATTACATCCCTGAGATTAGCAAGCTCGTTTTCCATGAACTGTTTATTAATGGTTGCCTTTGCTGCTTTGAAAACATCTGTAAGAAATTCGTAGTCGTTTTTCTGACATTCTTTTGCAAGTTCATCGTAAAACATGGACAACCATTTAACTTGGTCTTTATCTTCTTTTGCTGCTGCTGCTCTAATATCTCCATCTGGATTTACTGGTGGAGTAGGTGGAGCGGGAGCGGGAGCGGGTTCATCACCAATCACAACAGATGTAAACGCTGGATCAGATGGGCCAGATTCGTTTCCAACATAAGCAAACAATCTGTACACACCTTGGATTTGCGAAGTGACTACCAAGGTTTTAGAATCTTTCAAAAGATCCACAGGGAAAATATTCAATCCCTTGTCGATTGAAACCCATTTTACAAGTTTTGACTCAGTTTTTGCTGGAACGCTTATAAACGCTCCCGGTTGACCAGAAACCTTTAAAGGTAGTTCTATAGTTGGAACTTGAAGAAACACTAAAAATAGAAGGTTTATCATGGTCTATTCCTTATTCTTTCTGCCATTATTCTAGAATCTGACAAACAATGTACATTAACCGAGGCCCATTTTTTTGCGTGACCAAAAAGAAAATGACAAGGTCTGCATAACGATAGTAAATTTTCTGATTCCATCTCTCTAGAAGGATCTACCGAGTATGGTATCAGATGGTGGACTTGAAGCAATTCGGGATCATCTTCAAGGCAAGCAGAACAGTAAGGATTCTTTTCTAAATGTTCTGCTCTAACCTTGGCCCATTGTGACCCCCGATTATAAAAAAACGGAGATCAATAGCTTTAGTGCAGTCTTCAAAACGATTGCCCAAGGTATGATCCCAACTGTAATTGGGTTTCCGTGAAATTCACCTTGTGGAATTGCTTGTTCAAGAATTGCTGCAAAATCTTCTAGAGAAACTTCAGTTTCTTGGAAGATTTGCTTATCGTCAGGAACAACTTGATCGGCAGCATAGCCAACAATGTTCCAAAGTGCATTGCAAAATTCTTTATTACCTACATCTGGACTCTTTCCACGGAGTCTGTTTACAACGAGCATCATGGCATCTGTAGGCATACTTTTTGGAAAATCGATCATTGCTTCACTTCCTTTTTTAAAGTTCTGGTGTAATTCAACACCTCTGTTAAAATCCTCAAGCTTTCTGCTTGAGCCTTGGCAACTTCGCCAATTGAGTTTTCTAACCTATCTATAAACAACATATGTCTTTGATGTAATGGCAATAATATATTACTGCCTAACCATCCAAAACCTTTATAAGTTGTCCACAGCATAAAAATTAGAAAACTTAAAGAAACCCCGAAACGCTCAAATATGTCGATGATATTGATTTCTGCGAACATCATTTGAATCGCCTCCAATAAATAAGCATTTTATCATTTAAGGCCCAAAATTGGAACAGATTTTTGGCTTTTTAAACAGAAATATAAATTGAAGTTATTGTAAGATAAGTCATTCCAGAATACCCGCCACCAATGCTGAAAAGTATAGCCAAAGAGTCACCAGAAGAAATTCCTATCGTTCCAGTAAAACTCATTCCATTGGCATACAAAACACCTTCTATGTAAGTTCCATTGATCGTAACATAACCCATTGCACCAGAACTCATCATGTCATAAAGACTAAAATTATAATAAAGAGTTCCGCTAACCGAAGCTTGATAATTTATTGTCAATGAGTCATTTACATAACCTGTTAATGGAGACATCATCGAACCATCACCAGTAACTGTATGGCTACTACCAGTCTCTGAAATTTTGACTAAATTTGGTGTAGGAGTAGGAGTAGGTGTAGGAGTAGGAGTAGGGCTAGGTGTTGGTGTTGGAGTCGGAGTAGGAGTAGGTGTAGGTGTAGGTGTAGGAGTAGGGCTAGGAGTAGGAGTAGGAGTTGGTGTAGGAGTCGGTGTGGGTGTGGGTGTCGGGCTAGGGGATGGAGTGGGTGTAGGAGTGGGGGTAGGAGTAGGAGTAGGACTAGGAGTTGGAGTAGGTGTAGGAGTAGGACTTGGGCTAGGGGTAGGTGCAACATTTTTTATATTTACCACTCTGTTTGTAAAATTAGTTACTGTCATGTTATGAAATCTCCGCACCAAATAAAGAAAATGAAACTGAACCACTAGAACTAACAGCAATAACATCTGTTGCGGATAATGTAATTCCTATCGTGATAAAGATTGAATCTGATGCTGCAATCGGTGAATCATAAGCAATATACATTTCTTCTGAAATCGATACACCCAGCTTTTTTACAGCTATTCTAAATGTTTTAGCAGATGCAGTTTGGTTGCAAATAGCTAATGTTGAAACAATAGTAGTTGTTGCTGCTGGAACTGTATACAGATTGGACAAAGAACCACCTGTTGTAAAAAACTGTCCAAGGATTTTATGAGTTTGTGGCATTACATTCCCCCAAATAAAAATGGATGAAATATGTCTTTTTCAAAATTTGGAATTGCAACTGTAGTTGCATTGGTTATCTGTCCTTTGGAACTTATTGTAAGAATAGGAATGGATGCTACTGAACCATATTTTCCAGAAATTACACCAGTATTGGCAATAGCTAAAGTAATTGTTCCAGAATCAGTAATAGGTGAATCGTAAACCATAAGGTCGGTAGAATCTATAGCTACTGAACTTACGCTCCCAATAATCCCACCAGTTTGTATTTGCAATGGCGATTCTGCCGTTCCATCTCCAGCAAGACTCTCATCGTGAATCACCGCTGTAAGATATATGTCAGACAAATCTGGAATATCATCAGAAACTAATTCACGAAAAGAAGGTTCACCAGTAGTGCTTACTTTACCGCACAAAACTGTATTCTTTGCAACAGTTTCAAAAGCTATGTCTATAACACCGCTAGAAACAATCGGACTTCCAGAAACAGAGAAAATAGAAGGTGCTGTAATTCCAAAAGAACTGGTTGAAGGTGTAGTGCTTTCATATCTAAAAACAGTTACATAAGTATCATCAACAGTTACTACTTTAGAAACAGGATCTGAAGCAGTTACAACAACTTTTACATTGTCAACAGAAACCTTAAAAGGTTCTTCTTGAACAGTCACATTTGCAAAAATATCTGTTGGCATTTTTATACCTGTGCATCAAAGTAAGTTTTCAGTAATTTCTTAAGCTGTCCGATTTTTACTTCCACCTCTGAGCCTGCTGGAAAAAAGTCTGCATCATTAATCGTTTTCTTTTTATTGCGATTGATGAAGGTGACATTGAATCCTGCTACTCCAAATTCACTTTGCACTGTTTCAGTTATAAGTATTTCCATGATTTGATCCTAGGTTTTAATAATGTAATTTAAGACCACAAAAGGTGGCACATTGTTATGTCGTCCACCCCCACCCTGAGCATCGATAGTGTGTGTGTGATTGGCAACGGTGTTGGTGATGGTTGCAGTAGATGTAAATCCCCATTGAGATCCACCCGCAACAGCTAGATTCATGGTGCTAATACCAGCATTCCCGATTGATCCTGACGGTGTATGGCTATGACTACCACCACCCTGCGTTGCTCCACCGTGATTATGGCTAGGCATTTCTGTGGTGCTTAAAAGGTTTGTTTCTTCACCACCCCACTGGCCTGCGGTGCGTGCGGTCTGTGCGGTTCCTGTTGGTGCCCCTGTGCCTGATGCGTTCAACCCTGTGCCTGTGCCAGCACCCATCGGTATCCTACCTCTAAGGTCTGGCAGATTGAAATTTAATGCCCCTGCCCCTGTGTAAGCAGATCCGCCATAGGTGTTAGAAATGACTGCGTGTAGTGCTAAATATGTCGAACTACTTACACTACTGCCATCACATAATAAATACCCAGTCGGTGCTGTGCTTCCAGCATATGGACATAATGCACCTGTTGGAATCGCTAGGCTTGACCAAGTTGGTGCAGAAGTTCCAGCAGAAGTTAATACTTGACCAGATGTTCCCGCTGCAAGAAAACTTGTTGCACCAGATCCAGTATTGTAAGGAAGTTGCCCTGCACCACCACCAGCAATGTTAGTTGCAGTTGTTGCAGAAGTAGCAGATGTTGCAGAGGTTGCTGTTGATGCGTTGCCAGATAATGTTGCTGTAATTGTACCAGCGGAAAAATTTCCAGAAGCATCCCTTTGAACTACATAAGAAGCAGTATTTGCACTTGCTGCATTAATCCCAATCGTACCTGTCGAAGTTATCGTTCCACCAGTAATTGGTGAAGTTGTTGCTATTGATGTTACTGTTCCAGATGCAGTTCCACTAGATGCAGCAGTTATTCTCCCTTGTGCATTTACTGTAATACTACTATTTGTATATGAACCAGCAGTAACAGCAGTTGTGCTTAACTGCGTGTTAGATACTGTTCCAGTATGATCTGAAAACGCTAAAGACGAAACCAATACATTTGCATTGCCAGCAGCATTTCCAATCCATATCTTACCATCTGCTGCATTAACTCCTACTTCTCCACTCGCTAATGTAGGAGTATTAGAAGCCGTGTAAGATCGCTTTGGTTTAATGGTATTAGCCATTAAAAAGTACCTCCGTCAACGATCACACCATCAAGAACAGTTGCAGAAAGAACAGTAGTTCCGTTTATCTTAAATGCTTTTCCAGTAGCTAAATTAATATGATCGGAAAAATCCCATGAAGTTGTTGCAGCAGTATACAAGATCGTATGATCTGAGACTGATTTTAAAGTTATACCACCACCATCGCAAGTGCTTTCGCTTGGTGTAGTAACTTTCCCAAGCTCAATGTTCTTGTCTGCCACAACTAATGTACTAGAGCTAATTGTAGTGGTAGTTCCTTGGACTTCCAATGTGCCAGTCACAACCACATTACCAGATACTGTACCTCCAGATGTAGACAAATAGCTAAGTGCTGGAATGTCATTTGCAACTAATGCACGAAAAGTTGGTGTTGCAGCAGATCCAGTTGTTGGGCCTGACCAAACATAATTTGCAGTTTGAGTTGCTAATGCTAATGCAATTGTTCCAGTCGTTGTTACTGGTGTATTAGAAACAGAAAGAATTGATGTTGGAACAGAAACACCAACCGAAGTAACTGTGCCAGATCCATAACTTGTTGTATCCAATGACCAAGTATTTGCAGCGGTCTTCTTTAATAATCCAGAAGTTCCAGCAATTGCAGCGATTGCATCAAGATCAGCATCCCATGCTTGAACATTAGTTCCAATTGCTAAACCTAATGCTGTTCTTGCATCTGATGCTGTTGAACTTCCAGTACCACCTCTGTTAACAGGTAATGTAAATCCAGAAGGAAATGTAACAGATGTGTTAGTAAAGCTTACAGCGTTAGAAAAGGTTTTTTCAGCAGTAACAGTTTGGGTTGTTCCAATTGTTACAAATCCACCTGTTCCAGCAATAGCGGTAATAGAAGAAGCAATGCCAGATCCAGCATCACCATACCCATAGTAAAGAGTGTTGTCATTTTCGTTGTACAGCAATTCTCCGTTATAAATACCTGTTACACCGCTTACACCCGCTGCACCACTAGAACTTCTACGCTTAATTCTGATTACATTTGCCATGCTAAAAACTCCTAAAAAGAACCACCATCGACCATGTTTTGATTAGTAAATTTACTCGCCCCTAATGACCATTTAATAATATCGTCATTAGCTACGCTCGTAATAGCCACATCTGAAAGACCAGCCAAGGTTCCAGATCCAGCAGAACCATTCGCTGCTGCTGTAACTCTTCCTTTAGCATCCACAGTAATATTTGCAGATGTGTAACTTCCAGAAGAAACACCAGTTGCTGAAAGTTTTAAATCAATCGTTCCTGAGTCGGTTATCGGAGAACCAGTAACTTCTAAATCTTCTTCATTAGAAGTCACTCCAACATAAGTAACTCGTTCAAAAGCTCCAGCAGTAGTCTCGTATCTAAAAACAGCAACGGAATTATCTTGTGCAACAATAACCTGTGAAACAGGATCGGTAGAAGTAGCAACAATCCTAGACTGATTTACCGAAACCTTGTATGGATCTTCTTGAACAACTACTTTTGCAAAAACTGGGGATGGCATAATTGCTCCTATTATGCTGGCCTAGTTACTTCTGGACTAACTTTAAAAGAACCTTGAACTAAACGAATGACTTCTGCACCAGTCTGTATTTCCAAATCGTATTTGTAAGTTCCAACAGGCAAGTCTGATGTATCACCCGCTACAATTGCCAAAGTTAAAGTATTATCAACAAGGGTTATACCACCATTTTCAGTTGTCAATTCAATAATAACTGTAGCTGATTCAACTGAAGGCCGAACTTGCATTCTTGCTGTACTTCCCGAATAGTCTGGAAGCGAACCATCTGCATTAACTACAGTTATAATTCTTCTGAAAGTCGCACCCTGTTCGCAAATTATATCGTAATTTCCAGCTAACATATGTCACCTCTTGTGGGGTTTAGACAGTTGTCATTTTACACGGCAATGCGTTAAATATCAATTCAAAAGGATAGCTATCGTATATTGGCTTTTTCTTCAAATTATTAGGAGGTGTAGGGGAATCCACATCCTCTGATATCACAGGATAATACTTCTTGTTTACATTCGACATGGCTAGATTATGTCCAGCATTAATGTAACTTAAATTATCTGGATTTATAATTCCAGCCGGTTCACTTGGATAAGGATTACCACTAGTTGTAGTTGAAAACACAGGTATGTAAAGGAAATTTAAAATTATATCAGTATAAAGCAATGCTTCCATTTCTGGCAACTTACCTATATCTGATGATGCATAGTCATTAAAATCAAATAGAGCTTTTACTTTTGGAGTATTACTGAATCCAGTAAAAAGCAATTCTCCAGGTTCAAACCCATACCAATAATGCTGATTAACTCTTCCAAGTGCTTCATAAATGTTTGTAGATGCGTGATTGGTTGGATCTACAAATTCGTATGGTACTTGAAACCATGTCATTTTAAATACAACTTTTGGAACTAATGTTTTTCCATAAAATCCAACTATTGTCTTACCATTTACTTCAGAAACATCTGATGAAAATTTATAAGCTCCACCCTTCATTGTTAAAAATTCGGCAGAAGGTTCTGTAACATATGTAGTATACCTTTTGTATTCTCTAATGGGATTTCCAGAGCAAGCATTTGGACTTCCATCATCCATAGCGTAATCACCATCAGCACCATCAATTCTATATACACCTGGGGATTCTTCATTAAGATCATCGATAGCCTGATCACTAACAACAAGATATGGTCTTGAAGAAAACTCAACAACAACCTCATACTTATCATAAATAACATAGTAAGGTGCAACATATTGCCAAGAGTTTGATGCTGTTGTATCCCACGATAAAATACCAGAATCAAATTGTCCTGTGCTTTTTCTTTCAAGGCCAATTCCTTTGATGCTTGATATTCTTTCTGCATACAACCATCGGAATTGAGGATGAGCCATAGGTGGTGTTCTTTTTAAAGAACCATCTACTGTATTTATTTCTGTTTTCCCTAAAACCTGTTGGCAAAACAAAGCTAATGGATTATCTGATTTTAAATTTTCATCTGGCCCATTTATTATGTATACAAGTGATGCTCTTGATTCACCTTCTAATGCTATAGATGTTGCATTTGGAGATGTCCCAGAAACTTTTTCTGATATATCTCCGTCTGTCCATAACTGGGGTTGATTAAATGGTACTGAAGGCATTTTTATTTCTCCTATACTGGATTTTGCATTGGAACCGGATTTGGCAATCCTTTAAAAAACGGATTGCTTCCAACCAAATTTCTTACTGATTCTTTCGGGTTCTTTGAAAGGCCATCAGCAAATGCTGCTGCAAGTTCTTCTTTACTAAGCTTTTTAGATATATCTCCAAGCAGATCTTCTTGGCTTTTTGAGTCAGATGCTGCCATCAATGCATTTTTTCTAATTTCATCACCAACACTTGATATAGACATTGATTGAACTTCTCTTACTGCTGCACCAGTTGAAGATCCATTCTTTATTCTATTTGGATCATTAGACCTCATGTTCCTTCCTGTTTGAAGCAATGTATCTCCACCTTTTGCTATACCTTTACCAATTGAACCCATAAAAGGAATTTTTGATATTAAAACGCCAATACCCTTTATAATCGCTCCTATTGCAGAAACAAAAAGACTTGCAACAGTAGTAATCATGTCCAATGCTATTCCAAGCACAAGACCAAATGCTTTTAAAACACCACCTACAAAATCTGCAACAGGTATCCAACCAACTAAAACAGAAACAATATCATTAATAGCACCTATAAGAGTTGCAAAACTCTGTATAAGTGGCTTTATAATTTCCGATATTCCAAGAAACAATGAAGAAACAAGACTTATTACTGGATTAAGTATTTCAATTAATACAGAACCAAGGTCTAACAATGGTCTAACAATATTATCAAAAGCAACTGCAACTTTAGATATCGATGGCCCTATTAGTTTCATACCATAATCAACATAGTCCGCAAATCTTCTTAGCAATGGTGTAAGATATATAAATGCTGGAGCAACAGCCCTTCCAATAACTCCTTGAAGATCATTGAATATAATTTCCAATTTCTGCATTACCGCTGGATTTGCTTTTGCAACAAATGACCCAAATGTTGCTATAGCATCACTAGCTATTTTTACAGCACTAGTAAAACTGTTTATAACAATTCCAGAAATAGTTACCGCTGCACCTAATGCTGCACCTACTGGCCCGCCAGCAGCATAATAACCAATTCCACCAACCGAACCACCAGAAGAATGATATTCAGTTTTCTTTTTATTTTTACCGCTATTTATTGATTCAAGTTGCTTTCTGTTTTCTGGATCTTGAGCAACATCTTTTTTTACAACAAACTCGCCTGGAGTAAGCATAGCAGGTTGTGTATCTGTGCCTTTTGGCTTCATCGGACTAGAATCATCACCACCATCAGCAAGATACGAAACATCTCCACCTTTAGACAATGTTTGTGGTTGCTTGTACCCAACACCTTTAGCTATCATTTTTAAGCCATAGCTAACTAATGGGCCTTTAAACAAAGGGGTCAACCTTTGAAAACCAGCAATCATAGAGTCTAATTCTTTTTGAACCTTTTGATTTGCTTGATCAAGTTGTTTAGCAGCTTGTTCTTGCTGTTTAATTAAATCGTTTGCAGCTTTTGCTGAATCTGCTGCTTCTTTCTCTGCTTTTTTTCTAAAATAATCTCTTAATACTTTCTCCGCTTTAGCTGCTTCTTCTTCCGCTTTGTTTTTTCTTTCTAATGCCTTTTTAGCATCATCGGCAGCTTGTTCCGCTGCATCAGCAATCGCCTGTGCTGCTGCATCAGCAGCAGATTTTTCGTCATTTTCAAAAAGCTTTTTAGGAGGCCCAACAAAAGATTTTGTTCCTTCTTTGCCAAGCTTTTTTACTTCTTCTTCGTCTTTTTGCCTTTTTTGATCCCTGTTAAATAAATCTTTTGATGGGCCTACAAACTCTGGGCCACTTGGAAGAGCTTTTTTTCTTTCGTTTTCTTCAAAATCTTTTTTTAAAGGCCCAACAAATTTTTTGGATTTTTCATTGCCGGATTCAATTACATTTTTTTCTTCTTGTTCTTTTATTTTTGCTTGCTGTTCTACTGAATTTTTTACATTAGAAATAACCTTAGACCAAGCATCACCAACTTGGTTTATTCTAGTTATTAAAGACGATACATTTACAGGTTTTAATTTTCTCTGCCTTTCTTGAACTTCTTTTTCGTATTTATCTTTTTCTTGTTTTTCTTTATTTTGTTGGTTGATAAAAAGTTTTTGAGGAGGCCCAACAAACTCTTTAGTTCCTTCTTTACCAGTTTTTGCAACTTGCTTTTCTTCTTCTTTTCTAGCGTTATCAATATTTGCTACAGTATTCCTAACACCAGAAATCATCTTAGACCAAGCATCACCAGTCTGATTGATTCCTTCAATCAAAGAAGAAATCTTTACCGGCTTAACCTTCTCTTGCCTTTTTTGTATTTCTTTTTCTCTGGCTTTTTCTTTAACTACTCTTTCTTTTTCTTGAGGATCAATTGTTTTTTTAGGGTCTTTTTCTGCCTTTGGTTCTTTTGGTGGCTTTGCTTCTTTGACTGGTTTTGGCTTTAATGCTTCTTCTAAACGCAAAGCAATTATCTTTGCTTGATCCCTTAACTTCTGACTTCTAAGGTCAGCATCTTCTTGCTTTTGTTTCTTTGTCTTTTCTTTTTCCGCTGCTTCTATTGGATCTGCAACTTTTGGTTGACTAGGTGCTTTTGGTGTTTTTTGTTTAGGTTCTTTTTTTTGTGCAGCACCAGGTGCTTTGATCTCAGGAGCTTTGATCTCAGGAGCTTTGATCTCAGGGTTAGCACTATACATCCTAATTGAAGAACCACCAATGGAGTCCTCAAGTATTTTGTTTTGCCTTATAAGTCGTTCTAAAGAATCTTTAAGTTCTGGAGAAGACAAAGTTCCTTCTCCAGAACCAATGTCTTTTTCAATCCTTCCACCACTAGCCTCTGGATTTTTTCTTATATATCCCAAAACCTTTTCGTCTAAAGCAGCATTGGGGTCTACCTTTGGAGTCTTAGCCTTCTTCTCCGGTGCTACTTCAGTCTTTGTTTCTTTTTCTTTTACAACTTCTTTGGTTGATGTTTCCTTGACCTTAGTTGGTTGTTTTGCTGGCTTTTCTGGCTTTGCTACCACTTGTACTTTAATTGACTTAATTGCGTTTACAAGGGTTGTTTGAAGCCTTTTGATTGCTGTAGTCAAACCATTAAAGCTTTTGGTGAAATCCCTCGAACCCGCCTTAACGCTCTGGGCGATATTTTCTACTGCACCAACCAGATCATTTGTCATCTCGTCATCTGATTTTAATGGAATATCTGCCATTATATTATTCCTGGTGGTACGCTTCCAAATTGCTTTATCCAAGAAGACTTCATCTTGGCTTCATTAACCCCTAGAGATGCTCCCATTTTCATAAAATTAAAGTATTTTTGCAACAGTATATCTTCAACAGGAACGATTTTCTTTCTAGTATCCCATTCATGCTTTTCGTCAGGAATGGAAACAGGAACACCCTTGTCATCTCTCCTTCGATAATACAACTCAACTATCTGCCTATCGGTTAACTGCTCAATCTCCCAAGGCCGAAGGAGATAAGGTTTATCCATCAAATTTACATAGTAGGTTTTTAAATTAGGTGGAGGGATTGGTTCTTTTGGGTTAAAAGATCCGTTACCTACACCTTCTTGCCGTTTGGGAATGATTTATCCCTAACGATTTCCATGACTGCTTCAAACCTTTCATTCTCAGCAAGCATGACATCTTGAACTTCATTCTCAGGTGCTGAAAACAATATAGATGCAAATGCCAATGCTCCAGATGGAGTTGATAATGCTGCTATAGAATTTTCACTACCAAATGAATAAATTCCGCTCGCAATATCTCTAGTTACAGAAGAAATTGCTTCACGGAACTCAACAGGTTCAAGTCTATCTTTCATTGAAAAAACAGAATCGAGAGCTTTCTTCTCCATTCGCTTTTCAAATTCAGCTTTAACTTTTTGAGTAATTAATCCAGCGGTATATTTTTTTCCATTATATTCAATGGTCAAAGAACCTTCACCGCTGGAGTTCAACAAATTTCCAACTGTATCTGCCATGTTTGCTTCCTTTTAAAAAAAACTAATCGAGATTACCAATTTCAAAATCAAAGTTACCGTAAGTTGCAAATGTCAACGATGCTTTTTGAACATCTTTAACATCTGAGGTATAATTGATGGCGGTCAATATACAATTAGTAATTGTTATAGATTGACCGGGAGAACCATCACCATCATAGATTGTTATTGAACCAACAGCACCCTGAGTTAATCCGTATCCGCTATAAACTTGAATTACATCCAAGGTTATTTCTGCTGAATAAAGACCAATAACATGAGCATCAAATCCTTCATTAATAAATGAAGTAGTATCAATTACTTCTGCTTTTGAATTAACAGATACATTAGTTGCCGGAATCCCAGTAAGACCACCAACATTTATTGTAGCTCGTCTTCCTGATAAAATAGCCATTTTTATTTCTCCTATATTTTTTAAATTGCAAAATCGCCAAAATTAACACCGGGAGCGGAAGAAGGAACTAATGTAACTTTAAACTTTTGAACATCTTTTACAGCTACATCATAAGTTACATTTGTTACTGTGCAGTTATTGAATACAAATTCTGGTGGAGTTGCATCATATGCAAGATATTCATTTGTATTTAATGTTGCTTGATTAACAGTTGGAGGTATTGATGTAAATGGAGTTCTACTACCATCTGGAATAAAAATAACATCCATTTTCATTCCAGCAAAAATAACTGGCATTTGAGTTTTATCGTAAACTGCATCCACTGTTATTTCTGCACTTTGAATACCAGCAACAAGTTCTACAAATCCTAATGAATTGTAATTGCTTGCATCTGGGGTATCAATTTTTGTTGCAATAGAAACTGATGTACAAGGGATTGCAATTGGAACTGCTGTGTCCGTTCTTTCAAGAATAAGTCTTGCTGTTTTTCCTGTAATAAAAACATTGTCTACTGCTGCCATGTTCGACTCCTTAAATTAAACTAAACCTTGTTCCATGAAACCATATGATACACGAAAACCTGTCACATTGTAAACTGTATTCGGGTTACTATTGACCGAAAAAGGCTGGATTCCCTTGATCATTACTCTTGAAGGGCTAAGGGTACTTCCAAACTGGCTTATCTGAAATATTTCTTTTCTTATTTTGTATCTGTCATCAAGATCGGTATAAGTCAAATCTCTAGCGTATTCTTGAATATAATAAACCCTGACAGAATATATGTATTCAGATATCCCACCAAAAGTTTCTATTCCTAATTCTTCGCCTTCTTCTGATGGTGCTATTACTACGCATGGAAACGCATCAGATTCCCTTATTACAGCACCTTTTCTCTTATATACTGTATAACTTAGAGCGACAAGATTATCTGAAAGTGTGTCCATGATCGTAGTATAACGATCATTTACATTAGCAGTCATAATAAGTCTAGGTTTACTAAAAACTCTTTTATTCATATTTAGCTCTGTTGGGTGCAATCAAGTCCGTAATACTCTCTGTTTCCAGAGTTGTCTGTACTGTTGACATAATACTTCACCGAACTAGAATCAGTTATTTCGCAGTCCACCATTGGTTTAAATCCGTCAAGGTTTGCTTTCCAAACTAAAAACCTTGTGATGTTTTCAATCTTTGCTACACCACTTTGATCAGTATAAGCAAGGGTCATTGCCCTTCTAAATCCATAACTGGTCGTAACAGTAGTATTATCTATGTTTTTTAAAATAAGTGTTTCTGGATTATCAAACACATGAAATTCTTGAGATAAGTTTAGCGTAGGCATACACACCTCTTACATGAATTGAGTTTTATATGTTTGAGGATTAACATAAGTAAGCAGTTTGTTTACTTGCGTAATGTGCTGCAAAGTCTGCTGCCTCCACTCTGTCCTAGAAACAGCAACACCTTCCCATGAATAAGAAGGTTGCGGGCTTGCAGAATCAGCCACTAATGCGTTTATATAGTTGTCTCGGATAGTCAGGAGGTTTTCGGCTGGAGTTGGCATGATCACCTCTTAAAAAGAAAGTTAGGGGCCAAGAATTGACCCCCAACTTTAGGGTGGGAAGGACTAAGCGGGAAGACCTTGAACCACATAGCGTGGATCAGTAACACCAGCGGAACCCCACCAAGAAGCTTTAATCGCAACAGCGATATCTTGGTTGAACTCGGCCCAATTATTGGCTGGTGCTTGAACAACTTCCATAGGCTTGGCTTCTCTCCAAACAAATGCTTTCTTGAAGTTACCCAAGTAAACATATTTGTCTGCGGTGGAAGCAGCAATACCGCTGGTTACCAACAGGTTTCTCGCATGAGCGGATGTGAGAAGACCATAGTTAGTATCCAATGGGTTA